CATAGAACTATAAAATTTCCCAAAATTTACGAATCAACCGAAGATATAATAATACTTTCCAGAGATGGTGATAGATTGGATTTATTGGCACAAAATTATTATGAAGATTCTTCATTATATTGGATAATTGCTATAGCAAATAATCTCGGTAAGGGAACTTTGGAAATTCCAAAAGGTACTTATATACGAATTCCTAATGATATAAGTTCAATTATTCAACAATACAACAATTTAAATTCATAGTTATGTAATATGTCCATACACGATGTAAAGATTAGTTCTTCTGTGATTGAAGAAATAAATAGACGACGGGCTGAAATATCACGTACTTCTGCTGAAGTAACACATTTATCCAGAATTCCATTTGCTATATTAGAATCAAATGCCGTAAAAGGTAGTGATAATAGTTTGGCTAAAAATAATGTACTATCTGGATATTATTCTGATAGTAAGAAAAATAATATACAATTTTACGGAGATGAGCTTGGACATCGTCCACCGCCAGGAATAACGTCTATTACGGTTAATAACAAAACGCCAATTGGATCTGTTCGACAGGCTGTTATAGAATATCAAGTATGGGACGTAGATACATTAACAAACTTTCAAAAATTGTATATGAATCCTGGAGTATATTTATTTTTACAATGGGGATATAATAGGCAGACTACTTATCCACTAAGTATATTTCGTGATACCTCCATTTTGGAATTGCTAGATAATAAAGTAATTTCAAGTAAAATAGCTCTTAATAAAAGTAACTATGATGCTATAGTGGGAATTTGTGTTAATTTTTCGTGGCAATTAAATTCTTTCGGTGGATTTAATTGTTCAACAACAATAATGTCGCCATCATCATTAGCATATTCATTTGAATTTAATAAACCGTCTATGAAAGATAATATATTTTATCAGTGGGTGACCAATAGAAAAAAACCAGCAACTGGTGTTGTTGTGTCAGGAGATACTAAAGTGGAGCAAAATGATATTAATATAGGAAAATCTTTAGTAATCGTATTTGCTGGATATGGCTATACAGATACCCAAGCACAGTCTGTTGCTAATGCAATAGAATCAAATTTTGCTCCCTCTATAGTAAAAAGTATTGGAATACGAGGTCCGCAACAGGTAACATTGGCTGATTTGGGAATCTATTCAACAAATTTAAGAAATGATATTAATAATACTTCTTATGAAACAATATATTTTATAGCACATTCTAGTGGGATATATAATGCGTTATCAGTTTTAAGTGAATTGCCAGATGCTATAAAATCAAAAATAGTATTTTATAACTTAGATGGTATCGCCGTTACTTCATCTGGTGTATCAGGCTTACGTCATTATACTTTTGTTCGTGCAAAAAATGGTAATATTAAAAGTAAAAATTTTAATGGAGGAGACATCGGCAATTGTATAACACTAACATCCACTGCGACTACAGAATGGAAGCTTCACTTTGCTGCTTTGTCAAGTACTGGAGATACTTCATATAACACTGATAAAGATGCATTATCAAAATGGTTTAGTAGAAAGGGAGTTCCTGGTGGATAAAAAAATAGATGAAAGCAAAGTTGATAATATATTTAGTGACATAGAAGACATAGAAAATTTGCAAGAATATGGTACTTTAATATATGATAATAAGGAATCAAATATTGAAAAATTTTTTGCAAGTGCTCAATCTAAAGAATATGCTAAATTTATTGAATTGCCATATCCAGGCAGTCCGATTGGAAGGGCACCGGAAAATTGTCTATACATATCTTTTGGTCATTTGTGTACTATTATAAATATATTATTTTTATATCCAAAAAACAGGCAAGAATTTAAGAAAAATGCTAAAGCTCTTCAAGGTAATATTGTACCAGATGTTTCTGCTGGAGAAATTGAAATTGGTGAAGTTATTCTTAATAATGAATATATAATTTCTGAAGAATCATTTAAAAAAGCACATATCAGTTACATTGATCCACGAAGTGTATTCAGATCTCACAAATATATAAGGTCATTTAATCCATCCAAAGTATTAATACTTACTGATGTTGGTGAAAATGGTATAACAAATTCTGAGGAGTCTTTATATAATATTATTAAAAAAAATGTTATAAAAGAAAATATAATAAATTGCAATGCTAATGTAATAGTTCCGAGTAATATTACCAATAAAGGTGTAACATTTGGAAGCATAGAATGTATATTTTTAAATGTACAATTTGTAGCGGATATGATGGAAAAAACGCCTAGTTTGAGCGAATATCTTGATGCAATTTTAGATACTATAAATGCTTCAGTATCTAATTATTTTAAATTGGTGAAAGATGTTGATGATTTAGATCCATTTAGAATTAGAATTTTAGATAATTCATTATTACCAGCCGTGGTTGATGAGCTGCCAGTATATCAAAAAGATACTATTTTTAGAAATATTACTTTAGATGCTACATTACCAACAAAATATCAAGTGGCTGCTTATGCAACACATGATTCTCATACTCCATCTCAAATAAATCATAATGCTATATCGGGATTCTCGTCTGTTTCTAATGGATATTATAATAATTCGGTTGCTAGTTTAAATATAAAATCACAATCTAATAAAATGAGTGATTTTGTTTCACAATCAATTGAATTATATAATGAAGTATTTGCTTTACCATTTGATGAGCCAGCTACAGTTGATTATGAAAAAGATTTTTTTAATGTACTTAAATATTATTCCACTGACGATGCATATAAAAATATGGACTATCATATGCCGATAGGAATTAATTTAAGTCTTGAAACCGATGGAATAGGTGGATTTCAATACGGAAATACATTCAAACTGACATATGTTCCAGATTTTGTTGATAAATATACTGTATTTCAAATTACAAATATAGAACATAACATTTCTATTGAATCTTCGTGGAATACAAAGTTGACTGCTGTTTTAAGATCAGCAAATTTAAATAAGTCTGGTGTTTTGGTAGAACCGACAAAAAAAGCTAAATATCCGCGAGATTATACAATGTACACATTGGGAGAATTCAGTGGATATATGGGTGATTGTGGTGACGAAGATATTCAAGAGGTAATAAACGAGTTTCCAACACCAGATGGAACTATAATATTTGATTCTGAAATTCGTTGGTTAAATTTAGGTAAATTTGAGTTTTCCGGTCAAACTTGGTTAATGAATCCCATGCTAGGACAAAAATTAAAAGAAGCTGATGAGAAGTTGAGATCAACGAAAAGTGGAAATCCAATTGTTATTTCTAGCGCATATAGACCCCCGCAACATCAACAGGATTTGTTAGATGCTAATGTACGAGGAATTCCAAATGCATGGTATGGTGGTGTATGGCAATCTAATCATCAAAGTGGAAATGCAGTTGATTTGCATAATTATAATGAGGGAACTCGGAAAGCATGTATGGATGTTGGGTTATATTTTCCAATGGATCATGAACCATGGCATGTTCAGTATTTTAAAGATAAGGCATCAATGATTCGTGATGCTAAAACAAATGGAAAGCCGATAAAGTTTCCACCAACAAAGTCTCGTCTTAAATTGGATAAGGCTTGGATTGATCAATATTATAGAAATTCTGGATTAAGTGAGGTGTTTAAATAAACATGGCAATTTTTACATCCAAAATACATGAAAATATAAAAAGAGAATTAGAAAAGCGTAGAAATACTATAGATCGTAGTTACTCCGATTATAACTTTTTAACCAGAATTCCATTTATTATTTTGGAATCAAATGCAGTACGTCGTGGCAGTTCTGATGATGCTAGTAAATATGTTTTGCGAGGGTTGCGATCAAATAATGTACGATTGAAAGATTATGTTATGCTTGGCAAAAGACCTATTGCTGGTATAACTTCCGCCAATATAAAAAATATAGGTAAATATGGGTCTGTTCGTTCAGCTGTGGTAAATTTTTTGGTATGGGACGCTAAAGAATTAGATTTATATCAACATTTATATATGAATCCGGGAATACGGTTACTTTTACAGTGGGGATATACATATTACGCACATCCATTTACACTTTTTGGGACTGGTGCTAATACTTATGATTATTTGAATACGCCAACAGTTGAAAATTATAATTATACGACACCTATTACAACTAAAGTATATAACTCTAATGGAAATTATGAGTGTATGTCTGGCGTGTGTGTTAATTTTTCTTGGCAATTAAATGCTAATGGTGGATTTGATTGTTCAACTACAATTTTATCAGAAGCCGCGTGTGTATATAGTTTCAAATTAAATTCCCCATCTATACGCGATAATTCTTTTTACATGTGGATGCGTGGCAAAGGAACTTTAGAAGAACAGCAACAATCAGCTGGAATTTATGAAGGATCTGATGGAAATGCAACTGGAAACGATCATGAACAGGTTACTTTTTACTATAAGAAGTATGCATTACAATATGACATTCCAAAAGAACTATTTTCTGCATTATTATATAATGAAACAGAGTATGATGAAAGAAATCCAAGTGGATATAGTGCACGACAAAAAAGCGATATTGTTCCACCAGCAGTAGGTGCTGCTCAGGTTATTGCTAATCTGGCCGGTATACAAGTAAATCCACAGTATGAAAATAGGATAAATATTTTAGAACAAAGATTGTATACAGATATTAAATTTAACTTGGAAACCGCTGCTAAGTATATTGATTGGCTTCGTGATAATGGTGTAGATCCACGAGCAGGGATAAAATTTAATAAGCAGCCAGCACAAAAGATGTGGTTTAATATTCTTGCTGCATATAATGGAGGAATTGGTCATATGTATACTAAAGATGCTCAGGAATATGCAGCAAAAGCATTTCAAAGAGCTGGTTGGACGAGGTAACTAATGTCAATATTTAATAGTAAAATAAATTCAAATATACAATATGAATTAGAAAAGCGATCAAAATCAGTTGCTCGTGAATTAAATTATCAAGATCATTTATCTCGCATTCCATTCGCTATATTACAGTCTAATGCTATAAATGAAAACGGCACTGCTAGTGCTAAAAAATATGTATTAAAGGGATTTTATAGTCAAAATACAGAATTAATTAATTTGGGTGAATTGGGATTACGTCCAAAATCTGGAATAACATCAATTTCTATAAAAGATATGTCTATAAATGGTGCTATTCGCAGAGCTGTTATCAATTTTACAGTATTTGATATCAATGAAATGAAGCATTATCAAGGTCTGTATATGAATCCTGGAATATATTTATTTTTGCAATGGGGATATAATTTAGATCATATTAATTCAATAAGTATTTTTGAACGTGGGTATGACATAGATTCTCTTATGATGCCAATTAGCTATAATGAAACCACAATTTCAAAATTTAATAAATTGGTATATGATTACTCTGGAAGCTATGATTGCATGGTTGGTGTATGTTCTTCATTTACTTGGAAATTGACTAATTATGGAGCATTTGAATGCTCAACTACTATGATGTCCCCCAGTGCTTTTACATATGGATTTAGATTTAATGATCCAGATGCAATGCAAAATTTATTTTATAGTTGGGCTTTAGGTAAGTCAAGAGCTACTCCCGAATATCAAACTAACACTATTTATAAAAATTCTCAGAATTCAGCATATTCTCGCGATTCCACCTCAATAAATACATTTTTAGTAGTTGGTGACAGTCTTTCTTCTGAAAAAAATGAAAATAAAACATGGAAAAGTTGGCCAACGTTGTTATCGGAGCAATTAAATGCTACTTATGATAATTATGCTGCTGTAGGTGCTACCACTTCTCAAGTAAAAGAGCAGTTAAAGTCTGCTTTATCTGGAAATAAAAAATATGATGTTGTCTTTATATATGCTGGTGTTAATGATGTTGATAAAACTCGTGCAATGAGCGCAGCTGCAATTGACGCATCTATAAAAAATTTACAGGACATGATAAATTTATGTAATGAAAAAGGAACAGTCCCTTATATAATTATTGGTTACAATGCTACACCAACATTGATGCGAAGATCCGCATCAGTATATGGAGCATTTCTACAACCTAATTATTTAGCATTACAAAATGCTATGAAGCAACGATTGTCATTGACTAAAGGTAGAATAATCCCCGAAGCTACTCAGATTGAGGAGAGACACATGTCTTCTGACGGATTGCACGTTGGTGCTGGACTTGGTCCGGATTCTGCGCGACTATTATTAGTTAAACATATATTACAAAATTTATAAAATATTAATATTTATATAATATGGCAACGCAAACAACAGAACAACCAACAGCCCAACAAGATCAGTCAATTGTTGAAGCATTTTCTACAGCTGAGAGTGCTAAAGATCTTCGGGAATATGCTACATCAGTTTTGATGGGAAGCATAACAGGTGCGACAACAAGCACGAATTCTAGTAAATCTACTACAGATAGTGAGTTTGTGAATGAAGAAAATTTTATGGGAGTTGGTGAATTATATCCTAAATTTATTAAAATAGAATCTAATGAAAGCCCATATATATCTCTTGGGCATTTATATACATTGATAAATGTATTATTTTTATATTCGGACAACCGTTCAGAATTTATTGAGAATATTAATAAATTGAAAAAAAGTAGAAATGGTCTCTATAAAAAGGAAGATTTTCTTAAAAAAAATAAACCGTATATAGATCTTGGCTTATATGCAATATTTAAAAATCATAAATTATTACGATCATTTGCACCTAAAAAAGTTTTAATTTTTAATTCTGATGCGGAATGTATGTGGGTTTTATTTAAGGATCCATCTGCACGACCGTCGGTTTCTGATGCAACTCCAGGAACTTCTAATTTTAATCCACCCGCTCAAGTTGCTCCAGATCCATATAGCGGAGTTTCTACTTTATATAGTGAGGTTAAGTCTATATATGTTAATACGGATGCATATATAGAAGCACCATCTGGATGGAAAGAATTGTCAAAGGATTATGTATATGGCAGTATATCACGGATATTTATAAATATTGATGTTGTAATAAAATTTCTTGAAACGTCAGATCTTTATTCATTTATTGATTCCATAAATGATACTATTAATACGAGTGTTTCTGATTATATCAAATTAATACGGGACGCCGATGATTTTGAACCAAGGGCTATAAAAATCTTGGATTCATCTATATTAGCGGCTAGAAAAGATTATATATTCAATGTTTATGATAAAAATACTAATATAAAAAATATAAGTTTACAGTCAAAATTACCAAAAGAGTTTCAATCTGTTGCATATGTTGCAAATACCTCAGCAAATCCAATGCAAAGAGATGCAAATCTAAAAGATGCCTTTGCTGCTATTTCTGGCGAATATGTGGATAGAGGTGGGAGTGATAATAACTATAATCCAAATTCCAAACGGGGATATGCCGATCCGATCAATGATAAAGAACTTAATACTGCAGTAGAAGCTGTATTATCAAGAAAATTGGATGATTTGACAGCATCTGGGTATGAAAAATTATTTATGCACGTTTTAAAGCATCATCAAGTTGATGTTAAAATTGCCTTGGGTGCGGTGGCTGGTGGAACTGGCGTAGTTAGAACATTTGTAATTTCGCCAGATACAAGATCTAAAGATGAAGTGATCGGATTTCCATTAAATGTGCAATTATCTTTTGACATTGATGGTATAGGTGGGATTTATTATGGAAACGTGTTTGGAATATCATACGGACCATCGTTTATTGTTAAAAATGTTCTGTTTCAAGCAACAAATATAGAACACGAAATTTCAATAGATTCTGGGTGGGTTACCAAAATAAATGGAATAATTAGAGCATTACAAACTTAATAAAAATACTATATGACACCTATTATAAAATTAAGACCAAGACGAATATCTTGTAAGGTTCTACAAAGTGATTATAATACTGGATTTATTTATAGATATTTTGCTAAAAATAGAGTTTCTTTAGAAATAATAGAGACTGATCAAGAATCATATAACAAAATTATAAAAAAAGATCCAATGTATCGTTATGAAGATACTATTGTGGTAGCAATTTATTGGAAATTGACCGGACCATATCGGGACACTAAAATTGGAAATAAAATTTATTATGGAGTCTATGATACAAATTACAGATCCGTAATGAAGGCAGAACAAACTATGCCTGGAATAAAGAATTATTTAGGAAATCTTACACAATTCTCAAAAATATCAACAACAGAAAATGGGAGTGTAAATATTTCAAAAATTTCTCCAAATTCGACTCTTTGATTTGGTTATAATGTAATTTATATTTATATTTGTAACTATGAAAGTTACAATTGTAGAAACCTCCGAAGAATTAATAGAATTATCTAAATTAAGTGAAACAACACAATTTGTGGTTGTTCCGCTGTTTCAAGAATATGTACATCCAGTAATATCTGATCCAGTAGTGGTTTTTTTAAAGCCAATAGAGCTTGATGATGTTTATGTTATAGGTATCTCTCATTCAGAGTGCTTATCGCCAAAATTTGACTTTGAAAATATAAGAAATTCTTTCGTATATAACAAAAAATATTTTAATTTATCAAATAGTATAGATATTGATAGCATATACTATATTCAAAATATTGATTATGATGATGACTTTATAAAAAATATTAATGATATACGAATATATCCAATCTACAAATTAATTGATTCGGTTTCACCTCTTTTAAAGGTGTTTTCTATAGAATGTAGTAAATATGATCAATTACTAATAGAACAAGAAAAACCAATTAAATTTTTAAATCAAGTTACCATTCCAACGCTCGCTCAGATGGAGAGCTATGGAATTCGGGTTTCTCCAACATTTGCACACCAAAATTTAATTATAAATGGATTGGTATTTTCACAGTATAATCATTTGACAGTTACTGGGCGACCTTCTAATAGATACGGTGGAGTTAATTTCAGCGCTTTGAATAAAAGCGATAGTTCAAGAACTCCATTTATATCACGATATGACAATGGATCTTTATTTTTGCTTGATTATGACAGTTATCATCTAAGATTGATTGCAAAATTAATAAATTATGATCTTCCAAAGGATAGTGTACATACTTACTTTGCAAAACAGTATTTTCAAACTGACAATATTACCGAAGAAATGTATGAAGAGAGTAAAAAAATATCTTTTCGTATGTTATATGGTGGAATTCTTGCCGAGTATAAACATGTAAAGTTTTTTCAAGAAATACAAACATTATTAGACAATTTATGGGAAAGCCATCAGTCTGTTGGATATGTTCCAAGTATAATTTCTGGAATAAAAATTACCGCTGACAGTAAAACAAAACTATTTAACTATATCATACAAAACTATGAAACCGAGCAGAATATGCTTGTATTACGAAAAATACTGATAGCAACAAAATCGTTTAAATCGGTGCCAGTTTTATATACTTATGATTCATTATTATTTGATGTAGATAGTGGTGAGTCAACTGCATATATTGAACTTGTGAAAGATATAATGGAAATGGAGGGTACATTTCCGGTAAAAATTAGTTGTGGTAAAAATTATGGCGATATGCAAAAAATGTGATTTTACTCTAAATTTCATATATTTATATGAGATATGGAAAAAACACAGCTACTCTGCACCTTCGCTACTTTAGATAATCTTAGTACAACATTGCAACTCATTATAGAAACATATGGTTCAGTATCTCAGATTTTTGTATTACAAAATACTGATGACGAGAATGAGGTATATTGCACTTATAATGTTGAAGCTCGGGAATTGAAAGAAAAGCATTTTTTAAAAAATACTATTTCAGTTCATCGTAATAAATCTACAAATACTTTATATACTATAAATGCTATTAATCAAGTAGTATTTCTTCTCAATAATGGGGTTAAAGATACTTCATTTACAATAGATTGGACTAAATTCAGAAATTCTATTTTGGTGACCAATGAAAACGGGTTACGTAGAATTAATACTAGAATTTATAAAATACAACACTGATCAAAAAAATATTAAAATAATTTTTTTATTTCAAGTACTTTTTGTATATTTGAAGTGTAAAATAATTTAATTAAGATATAACAGAAAGAAAGAATAAGTTACATGGATATAAATAAGATAAGAGAACAGCTAGGTAAATTCAAGTCATCTTCCTCATCATCAAACATTTTATGGAAACCGCAATCTGGAAAAAGTCAAATTAGAATTGTAGAATACAAATATGATAAATCAAATCCATTTGTTCAGATGTTTTTCTACTTTGATATTTTTTCAAAACCCATATTGTCTCCGCTGAGCTACGGTGAGCCAGATCCAATTGATGAATTCGCATCAAAATTGTATAGAACTGGTTCTGAGAAAGATAAAGAACTTGCCAAAAAACTTCGCCCCAAGGTTCAATTTCTAGTTCCTATTGTAGTTCGTGGTCAAGAATCTGAGGGAGTAAAAGTATGGTCATTCGGACCCCAAGTTGCTAATGAGCTAAAAAACATCATAGAAGATCCCGATTATGGTGATATTACCGATGTTATGAAGGGACATGATATTACCATTGAAAAACTTACTCCAAAAGAGGCGGGAAATCAGTTTGGTAAGACTGGAATTCGTGCGAAACCAAATAAAACCCCACTTCATACCGACGCTTCTGTAGTTCAAAAACTTCTTGAAGATCAGCCAAATATTTCGGAGGTATTCACCAAATATACCTATGAAGAACTTAAAGATATGTTAAAATCATATCTTAATCCCACACCAAAAACCGATTCTGACGCTCAGGTAGATGAACTATTTCCGAACCCAGAGCCCGCAAGTGCTACACTACAGAAAAGTAGCAGAGTCGCAAATGTTCAAGAAGCATTTGATGACATTTTCGATAAAATATAATATCAGTTATTTATTTGGGGGGAGGAATCTCCCCAATTTTTTAAATATTTTTAATATTGGATATATAATATGGCGAAGAAGAAAACAGAAATATTGGATGCTAATGTTGCTTCCGATGAACTAGCATCAGTATTAGTTGATAGTTTAAATAAAAAATTCAAAGATTATAAAGTAGCATATTTTTTAACTGATGATGCTCCAACAAATGTAACTGAGTGGGTTAAAACTGGAAGCTCTATTCTTGACTTGATAATTAGTAATCGTAAGCATGGTGGAGTTCCTGTTGGTAGAATAACAGAAATAACTGGCCTTGAGGCCAGTGGAAAAAGTCTGTTAGCCGCTCATTTATTAGCCGATACTCAAAAAAAGGGTGGTGTAGCAGTTTATATTGACACTGAAAGTGCTGTAAGTCAAGAATTTTTACAGGCGATCGGTGTTGACATCAGTAAGTTAGTTTATGTTCAACTTCAATTGATTGAAGATGTATTTGAGGCTGTAGAAAGTATAATTGAAAAAATACGAACTTCAAGTAGAGACAGATTAGTTACTATTGTAGTTGATAGTGTGGCAGCGGCTTCTACAAGAGTTGAAATAGAGTCTGACTATACAAAAGATGGTTGGGCTACGACTAAGGCTATTGTAATGGGCAAGGCTATGAGAAAAGTGAACGATATGATCGCTCGCCAACGAATTGCTCTTGTATTTACAAATCAGCTAAGAGATAAACTTGGAGCCTCATTCGGGGATCTGTATACATCAAGTGGTGGTCGTGCACTTCCATTTCACGCATCGGTTAGAGTTCGTTTAAAAGGTATTGGTCAGATAAAAGCTGGAGATGATACCGTCGGGATCAAATGTAGAGCACTTGTAATAAAAAATCGTATGGGACCCCCACTTAGAACAGCAGACTACGATATGTTCTTTTCGTCTGGTATAGATGATTATGGTGGATGGCTTACCGTATTGAAAAACCACGAAATGGTATCTCAATCCGGTGCTTGGTATACAATAACTGATCACAATGGAGAAGATAGAAAGTTTCAAGCTAAAAATTGGATTTCTATGTTAGAAGATGATGATGAATTTAGAGAATATATCTATGATAAAATTGCGGATACTGTGATTATGAAATATAGAACGATTGACAAGTTAGAACTAGACGATTTAGATATTGAGACTATGAAAGAGGGTGAGGAATTTGAATAGTCACTATCTAAGTCTAAATTTCAATCCAAAGGACATTTAGAATTATTAACAAAGATACAACAACTCGGATATGAGGTATTCTCAGAATATTTTATTTGTAGTCGTCCATATGATATTTTTGTTAAAGAATTAAATCTTGTTATAGAATTCAATGGAACATTTTGGCATAGAGATCCCAGATTTTATACGTTAACAGAAGATGTTCAAAGAATTTATGACAGAGATTTGTGTAAAAAAGACTTAGCATTAAAAAACAATTTTAATTTTAAAACTGTTTGGCAACATGATTGGGAAACTTTAAATAAAGATGAAATAATCAGAAAGTTATTAAATGAATAATACGTATTTAAAAATATTTGAGGAAATGGATAAGGAAAGAGAGGAGTCCGTTCATATGAGCATAAATAGTAGAATGCTCATAGTGGACGGACTTTGACTAAATACTTTCATTCGCTCTTTCAGCATGGATCCATCAATGAATGATAATGGTGTTCACGTTGGCGGTATTACCGGATTCTTAAAATCGGTGGGATTTGCTATAAAAGTACTAAAACCCACCCGGGTAATTTTAGTATTTGATGGTAAGGGTGGAAGCCAGCGTAGAAGAAAATTGTATCCAGATTACAAAGGTAAACGAAAAGTCGCTCAAAGGTATAATAGAGCAGTGCATATTTCAAATCAAGCGGATGAACGGGAGAGTATGAAAATGCAGTTGGGTAGACTTATTCAATATCTAGAAACTCTACCAATGAAAATTATAATAATTGATAACATTGAAGCTGATGATGTTATTGCTCATGTAGTTACAAATCCGCTTGGCAATGAACAAAATATGTATTATATTATGAGTACGGATAAAGATTTTTATCAATTAGTTTCGGATAATGTTCACGTTTGGTCTCCGACGAAGAAAAAGTTGTATACACCTGAACTTTTGTTAGAGGAGTATGGAATAACATCAAATAATTTTATAATGTATAGAATATTAGATGGCGATGTATCTGATAATATTGATGGAGTAAAGGGAATAGGTATAAAAACGATTCATAAAAAACTTCCAATTTTATCGGAATCAACTGAAGTGACAATTGATAGTTTGCTTAGTTTTTGTAATGGAAAAGATGGAAAAGTATATGAATCTCTGTTAAATTCCGAGGATTTGTTAAGAAGAAACTTTCAATTGATGCAGTTAAAGAATGTAGATATTTCTGGAACATCAAAACTGAAAATAATTGACGCTATTCGTGATGAAGTTCCTCGGTTAAACAGATGGAATTTTGAAATGCTTGCCAGAGAAGATTATATTAATGGATCTTTTCCAAATTTAGAGCACTGGCTTAAGGAATGCTTTGATAAATTAAATTCATATGGAATAATGCATGCAAAATAATATAGATAGGATTTCACAGTATGGTTATAAATTTCAAATTAAATTAATATATTCATTATTAAACGATAATAAATTTTTAGAACAAATCGTAGAAGCTCTTGATACCAAATATTTTGAAAATGATTCATTTACTTGGTTAGTAGATACGATAAAGGCACACTTCAAAAAGTATAAAACTGCGCCGTCATTAGAAGCACTTGCTGTATATGTAAAAGAAATTTCAAATGATCTTTTACGAGACACAGTAAAAAATGCGTTACGAGATATGTTGCAGGACACCGATAACACCGATTTTATAAAAGACAAAACTATTGAATTTTGCCAGGATCAGGCTCTTAAAAATGCAATATTTGATGCTGTCGGATTATATCAAAGTGGAAAACGAATTGAAGTTCGCCATTTGATAGACAACGCTTTAAAAGTTGGTATAGATAGTAATATTGGACACGATTATTTAGAAATGTTTGCTCAAAGAATTGAGCAATCGGCTAGATTAACTGTGTCAACTGGATGGAGAGTTATAGATAATATAACCGGTGGTGGGTTGGGGCCCGGAGAATTGGGTGTTGTAGTTGCTCCTTCTGGCGTTGGTAAAAGTTGGAATTTAGTTAGTATGGCTGCTTCTGCTGTAAAACGAGGACTCAATGTTGTATACTACACGATGGAGTTGAGTGAGGCATATACTGGACTGAGATTTGATAGTCATTTTACTGGAATAGATTCTTCAAATATTCAATATCATCAAGATGAAGTTTTACATTTGATGAGAACTATGCCGGGAACTCTTATAATTAAGTATTACCCGACTAAATTTGCTACGGTTCAGACTTTACGTAGTCATATTGAAAAAATGAAAATTATACGTGGATATACACCAGATGTTATATTCGTTGATTATGCGGATTTATTAATTGGCGTTGGGACCGAGAAAAGATTTGTTTTGGAGAATATTTATGAGGAGTTAAGAGGACTTGCGGGCGAGTTGCAGGTACCGCTGTGGACGGCTAGCCAGGCAAATCGTTGTCATGTTTTAACTGACAAAGTTATCACTGTAAATGGTGAAACCGAGATTGGAAATATTAAAGTTGGTGACGAGGTTTTGACTCATAAAGGATATAGAAAAGTAACTGAAGTATTTCCAGTACAATCTCAGGCTGTGTATAAAATTAAATTAAAATCTGGAAAGGAAATAACAATTTCTTCAAATCATGAATTGCCAACTTTATATGGTAAACTAAAATCCATAGAAACTGGACTTACTGTTGGTGACAAACTTTTTACAAAAAAATAGGAATATTAATGAAATTACACGATTTAAATATATCAGATTTTGAAATGGATGAAATTGTATCTATTGAATTGGTAGGCGAGCGTGATACTGTTGATATTACGGTTGATGATACTCATATGTTTTTTGCTAATGGAGTGTATTCTCATAACTCTTCATTGGAAAATGATGTAATTGAAGCCGATAAAATTGCAGATGCATATTCAAAAATCATGGTGTCTGATTTTGTTATGAGTGTTTCTCGTAAAATAAATGATAAGGTTAGTAATACAGCCAGATTTCATATTATAAAAAATAGATTTGGTAAAGATGGTATGACATTTCCAGCCGATTTTAACGCTTCAATTGGATTAATTGATATCCATGAGGATACCAGTTCTCCAGGAAAAGAAGTAGTTCATAAAATGGAAAATGGAAATGAAGTTGTTCGTCAATTATTAAAGAGAAAATATGATGAATTAGAAGGTGATGGATTTGAATAATGGGATTTTTTGATTTTTCAGATTCTACAAATGAACAACTTTTTTTTGAGGAGTGCAAAACACCCGCGCAAACTCAATTATTTGGAGAAACTATTGAAAAATATCATAGTTATGTAAAATATGTAAACCCGCCACAACGTAGATTGAATTGGAATGTGTATGAAACAAAAAGCGGTAATCATGTGGGTGCTATAGGACTAAGCAGCTGCGTCCTTGCAATAGCAGCACGTGATTCTTGGATTGGGTGGGATAAGGATGATCGGATCAGTCATTCTAACAATGTCGCTAACAATTACCGCTTTTGTTTGATACAAAATAATATAACGATACCTAATGTGGGATCAATGACTCTTAAATTACTTCGTAAACATGGAAGGGTAAGATGGAAGGAAAAATATGGGGATGAATTAGTCTTATTAGAGACATTCGTCCAACCTAAAATAGAGGGTAACGATGAAAACCAAAGGAACGGAGCCGTATATTTAGCTGATAACTGGATACTAGTAGGGGAAACTATGGGGAACAGTATCAGCAAGGCTCCGTTACTTTTGTGGAAAAAAGAAGATAGTCCGAGAGGTGAATTAGCAAGAACTGATCCAGAAGCTGCTATAAAAAAATATGCAGTGGCAAGTGAAAGATTTCATATTACAACAAGTGAAAAGAAACTTGTTTTTGTTAAACCTTTGGTAAAAAATTGGAAAAAAATTTTAATAAAAAACTAATTTTATTAATAACCTGTTGTATATTTATATGACAATAGGTTATAACCGACCTTACAATCGCATTTTTAATTTAAATTTTGGAGAATAATATGACTTTATCTAATGAGATATTGTCGGGCATTACTGTCTACATGAAGTATGCTCGATACCTACCAGACCAATATAGACGAGAAACTTGGGAAGAAATTGTAACTAGAAACAAGGAAATGCATCTTAAAAAGTTTCCACACTTGGCAAGTGAAATTGAAGAAGCATACAAATATGTATATGATAAAAAGATATTACCGTCAATGAGAAGTTTGCAGTTTGCGGGAAAACCAATAGATGTAAACCCAACAAGGCTATATAATTGTTCATTCCTTCCAATAGATGATTGGAGAGCATTTTCTGAAGTAATTTTTTTACTTTTGGGAGGTACTGGAGTGGGATATAGTGTACAATTTCATCATATTGATAAATTACCAGAAATACGAAAACCTATTAAAACAAAACGATATTTAATAGGAGATTCTATAGAAGGTTGGGCAGATGCAATTAGAGTTTTAACGAAATCGTATTTTACAGGAAGCCCAAAGCCAATTTTTGATTTTAGAGACATTAGGCCAAAAGGGTCATTGTTAATTACGTCTGGGGGGAAGGCACCGGGTGCAGAACCTCTAAAAGAATGTTTATTTCAGATAGAAAAAATATTAGATCGTAAAGAAAATGGTCAAAAATTAACTCCTTTTGAAGCACATTTGATTTTGTGTCACGAAGCAGACGCAGTTTTGGCAGGTGGAATTCGTAGAGCAGCAATGATATCTTTATTTTCATTTGATGATGATGAGATGCTGACTTGTAAATTCGGTAATTGGTGGGAAACATATCCTGAATTAGCAAGAAGCAATAATACAACAGTAATTGACAGGAATCGTATAGAAAAGTCAGAATTTTTTGAATTGTGGGAGAAAATAAAAGCATCTCGTTCTGGTGAACCAGGATTCTTTTTTACAAACGATACCGAATATGGATTTAATCCATGTGTCGAAGCAAGTCTAAGAGCATTTACATTTTGCAATTTAGTTACACTTAATGGTATGTCTATAAAAGATCAAGATACTTTTAATAAGTATTGTAAAGCAGCGTCATTTATAGCAACTTTACAGGCTAGCTATACAGATTTTCATTATCTACGAGATATTTGGAAAAAATCAACTGAAAAAGATGCATTAATTGGTGTATCTATAACCGGAATATCATCTTTTGATTTTACTAAATTAGATGTTAAATTAGCCGCTAAAATTGTTACTGATGAAAATGAACGAGTAGCTAAAATTATTGGTATAAATAAAGCATCTCGTACTACCCTAATAAAACCGGAGGGAACTACTAGTTTAGTACTTGGTACAAGTTCTGGAATACATCCTTGGCATAGTAAATATTATTTACGTAGAATACGGGTTGGAAAAAATGAAGCCATATATACATATTTATCACAAAATCATCCAGAATTGCTAGAAGATGATTTTTTTAAGCCAAATATACAATCAATTATAACTGTACCACAGATGGCTCCAGAGGGTGCTGTTTTGCGAAAAGATGAGAGTGCTATTTCATTATTGAATAAAGTTAAATATTTTCACACAAACTGGATTAAACCTGGTCATAGAAAAGGTGCGAATACTAACAATGTGAGCGCAACTATTACTATAAAAGACAATGAATGGGATGAAACTGGTGAATGGTTGTGGAATAATAAAAATTCCTATACAGCACTATCATTTCTACCATACGACGATCATACATATGTACAGGCTCCTTTTGAAGATATCACTAAGGAAAAATATGATGAGCTAATATCACACTTACGAAATGTGGACTTATCTAAAATTGTTGAATATGACGATCAAACATTGCTTCAGACAGAATTGGCTTGTGCTGGCGGTGCATGTGAGATTCGTTAGGAGTCTTATGGTAGAAGTTAATACAAAATCATTTACTCGGGAGGTACTTCATTGTACCTCCCCAGTTATTGTCTATTTTTGTGTGGGATGGTATATTCCATGCAAAGTAATGAATGATGTCGTATCTCAAATTCAAGAACAACATCAGAATATAAAATTTTGTAAAGTAGATGCTGATCATAGCAAGGCTTTATTAAAAAGATATTCTATAAATTCAATTCCCACCGTTATGTTTGTCAACAACGGACAGGTTGTCAGCACTTTAAAAAGTATTTTCAGTAAAAAACTTATCATACAAGAAATAGAAAAATTAGGTTTTTAATACTTTTTTTCGTATATTTGTATATTAAATAATAGAAGGTTTTATGACGGATTTATCAAGTTTTTTTGAGACAGATTCGGATCACGAATCTAAAGTACAAGAATTTAAAGACAATTTAAATTTATTAAAAAGTATGTCGGTTGAAGAACATACTCTGTATAAGAAATGGCAGGACATTAATTTTAGATTTAGTGGACATGCTTCTAATTTACGTATAGTAAAAAATAAAATATGGAAACCATATGATATCTTTGATTATGAAAAAACTGTAGATCAAATTTCCAATATAGTTCCAAAAATAATTCTTGTTGATAATGATGATGATTTATTTACTTGGAATACTTTGCGTGATTTTACTCATAGCATGGGATTTGATGCTAATATTGGTAGAAACCTAAAATTTCTTATTTTGGATGTAACTTCCGAAAAATATCTTGGTATCCTAAATTTGGCTTCTGATGTAATATCTATAAAATCACGAGATGAGTGGATTGGGTGGACTTCAGAAGACAGGTTGGAAGGAAAACGATTGAATAATACTGCGATTGGAAGTTGTATACTTCCGACCCAACCATTCGGATATAATTTTCTCGGGGGAAAATTAATCGCAAGTATACTCACCTCACAACAAGTTCGTCATGCTTGGGAAGCTCGCTATAAAGATAGATTGGTGGGATTTACAACCACTAGTCTGTATGGTCCATATTCTATGTATAATGGAATTCCATATTGGAAGCCAGTTGGAAAGACCGCTGGTCGTGTTATAATAAAACCGGATGACGAAGCATATAGTTATATGCTACAATATATTAAAACTCATAGAAAAGAGGATCATGATAAATTATTAGATGCTGGAAATGCTATCGGTGTAACCAGTGGCTACAAACAGAGAGTAATAGCTCTAATATTCAACGAACTCGGTCTTAAAATATCCGACTATGAACATGGATATGAACGTGGAGTATATTTTGCCCCAATTTATGAAAACACAAAAGAGTTTTTATGTAGAAAAATTGATGAATCCGAATTATCATTAAAGTCAAATCATTTACCTGGCGGTTTTGGAGATGATATATATTCAATTTTTGACTGGTGGAAAGAAAAAGCACTAAATAGGTATCAAAAATTATTCTCAGAAAATAAATTGAAACCAGAAATATTATTTTATGATGAAATGATAGGAATGACTTGGCAGGAGGCTAAAGAAAAATACCTAGATCAGGTAGGCAGATAAATTTATGGAATTTTGGGATACGGGTTACTCTGAAAATAGTAGAAAAGCGTTAGTTATACCAAATATAACTAATTCTCAGAACATTGAAAAGGATAGTTTTGTAGATGTGATTTTCAATCATATAAATGCTTTAAAACAGTTTGGAGATTATTATTGGCATATAATTTTACCAAAGCCAGTAAGAAAACTAAATCTAGAGAACGTCAAACAGCACTTTGCTCCAATTTCTGGTGATATGATCTATATGAGAACATCATTTCCGAGAGAAATCATAAATTTGATGAAAAACATTGAATACGATGTGGTTTATTCGCATCTCCCCGATTGGTACATGGTTGCTAGATATACTGACAAAAAAATTGTTGGATATAGTCATTGGTGGGAGATGAAGTCATGCAATTCGGAAGATAGGAAGAATAGATCCCGGAATTTTGATGCTGAGATATTGGGTGTCTTGAAAATGGATACTTGTTTTCTTAACACCCAAGATCAAAAAAATCGTGTTATAAAAGAGGCAAGTCTTAAATTTAATGATCAGATATTACAACAATTGGATGAAAAACTTCAGGTTTGGAATTTGGGAGTTCCGCCAGATAAAATATTAAAAGATAGCGTAAGTAATAAAGAAAAAATTATAGTTTTCAATCATCGGGCCGCTGCTTATAAAGGTTATCCACGATTTTTAGAATTAATGCAGGAATATCGTACTAGAAGAGATGACTTTACTGTATGGGTACCTCAGTTACAAGAAGATCCTCCATTTAATTGGATTACTAACACTAAAGTGGATAAAGAGGAGTATTACAGAAGATTACAAATATGCTCTGTTGGTGTCCAAATGATTCAATCTAATTATGGATGGAGTGTATCTGCTACAGACTGTATGATGAATGGAACTCCAGTTATTTTTCAAGATAGTTTGTGCTATAGGGAAATAGATCCGTTTGGAATGTTTTTTAAGTATAAAAAAGACTTTTTTGATTTATTAGATAGTATGCTTGACGATCCCGTACACCGAAAAAGAATGGAATTGAGAAGTTTGTCACGAGCTGAAGAACTTTCTCAAAATGAAGCAAAAATGATACAAATTTTACACAAAAAGTTAGGAGATTGAATGTACCAAGCAATTTTTTATGAAAATGAAAATAACAAAATCCATCTTTGGGATTCGGAAGAAGGCTACAGTTCTTTTAAGTATCGTAGATATGCTTATATAGAAAATGCTGCAGGAACTTTCAGATCTTTGAGTGGGAAAAAATTGAAAATGACCGGAAGATGGTCTAAAGAAGATGAAGAAGATGGTATTGTACATGAATATGACATATCTCCAGAAATGAGAGTTCTGGTTGATAAATATTTGGATAGTGACGAGATTTCTGACAACCATCAAGAAATAATCCTTGATATTGAGGTTTCAATGGAAGGTGGAAAACCAGACATTGACAGAGCTACAAATCCTATAACTGCTATTTCATTTTATTTAAGTAAGTCGGATTCTTATACGGCTATAATTCTGGATCCAAATAAAAAAATAAAATCGCACAAAAAAGATAATGTAAATGTAATTTCTGTTGGAAGTGAGGAAGATTTATTAAATAAATTTTTATTGCTTTACATTGAGGCTGCTCCGACGGTATTGACTGGATGGAATACAGATTATTTTGACGTTCCGTATCTATATCATAGACTTCAAAGAATTTTAGGGCCAGAAATGGCTGGGTGTTTAAGTCCGATAGGTATAGTAAAGTGGGTGGCTTACCGAGAAAGATATAGATTGGCTGGTGTTAACTGCTTGGATTACCTGGCGTTATATAAAAAGTTTACATTTTCCGAAGAGCCTACTTATAATTTGGATGCGATCGCTACAAAAGAATTGGGTTTTGGAAAGATAAAGTATGACGGATCTTTGGATTCTTTGTTTGAGAATGATATAGAGAAATTTCTGGAATACAACATAAATGACGTTAAATTAGTTAAATTATTGAATGATAAACTTAAATTTATTGATTTGGCTAAAAATATATGTCATAAAGGACATGTTCCGTATGAAGATGTGTATTATTCGTCTAAATTTCTGGAAGGTGCTATGTTAGTTTACATGAAAAAACTAAATTTAGTAGCCCCTCCGAACAATAACAGAACAAACAAAGTAAGCGAAGATAGGTTTGAAGGTGCTTATGTAAAAGAGCCAATTCCAGGAAGATATGAGTGGGTGTTTGATGCGGATATGCAATCTCTATACCCATCCATCATCATGTCGCTTAACATCTCACCGGAGACTAAGGTAGGAAAGGTTATCGGATGGAACCATGAGGAATTCTCACGAAATGTTGATAAAACGTACACATTACAACTTGGTGCTAAATCAAGTAAATTGACAACCGACGAATTAAAAGAAATTCTTTCAGAAAGTAAATTTGCTATAAGTACCACCGGAGTTTTGTATACAACTGATAAAAAGGGTATCATCCCAGCTATTCTTGAACAGTGGTTCGCAGAAAGAGTGGAATATAAAAATTTGATGAAGAAATATGGAGATGCTGGAGACACAAAGATGTATGAGTATTTCAAAGCTCGCCAGTATGTTCAGAAAGTTCTGCTAAACTCTTTATATGGAGTTTTAGGTCTTCCAGTATTTAGATTTTATGATTTGGATAATGCTACTTCAGTAACCGGATGTGGTCAGGAAGTTATCAAGTATGCTCAGAAAATATCAAATTATTATTATAATACTCAAATGGATACAAATGAAGATTATGTAATTTATACTGATACTGATAGTTTGTTTATGAGTGCTCTACCACTGATTAAATACCGACATCCAGATGTAAATTTGGAAAATGAAGCTGTAATGGCAATGCATGTTATAAATGTTGCTACCGAATTACAAAAGTTTGTAAATGATAGCTTTAATATTTTTGCAAAAAGATTCCTAAATATTTCTAAACATCAGTTTTATATAAAACAGGAAATGGTAGCTAAGTCCGGAATATTTCTTGGAAAGAAGAGATATGCTCTTAAAGCGATTAACGACAACGGTGTTGCTGTCAATAAATTAGAAGTAAAAGGTATTGACATTGTAAGAGCAGACTTCCCACCAGCGTTCAGGACGCTCCTGAAGGATCTTTTGAATGATATATTGGATGGCACAGAAAAAGATCATATTGATAAAAAGATTTTGGATTTTAAGAAAAAAATTCGTACATTAGGACTTCAAGATATTGCAAAACCTACGAGTGTTCAGGATGTTACAGCATACACCCTTGACACCACAAAGAGTAAATTTGCAGATTCTAGTTTCAATGGTTTCAAAAATTATAAAAAGGGATCGCCAGCGCATGTTAAGGCTGCTATTATGTATAACAATTTGTTAAAATATTATAACTTATTGGATAGGTTTGCAAAAATATCAGACGCAGATAAAATTCGGTGGGTTTATGTGACTCAAAATGAATTTGGTATAGATGCTCTTGCGTATCGTGGGTATGACGATCCGGATGAGATCATGAATTTTTTACATTCACATATCAATCATGAACACATGTTTGATTCTATATTTTTGAAGAAATTGGTTGATCTTTATTCTTCTCTCGGATGGTCGTTACCGTCTGAGAGACAAAAACATGCTGAAAACTTTTTCGCATTTTAATATGTGTGCTTTACGACCGTCAGGGTAGGCGCGCAAGCCCGCTGTGTATGATGGAATATGACGGCTAGATGCAGCAATGGTGCAAATCCACGGAAGCACACTTTTGTATTTTTTAAATAAAAAATGGAGGATAATATAGTGCACGGAGCTAAAAGAGAGTATTTTGATTGTCTTGGCGATCATGAGATGGTTGCTATTACAGCAAATGAAGATAAAGATTGGGGATTGATAGAACTAGCAATATGGTCGCGTGGAATGCACGGAACCGTTGGTAGTTGGAAGTATAGACTACGTCATATTTGGAAGATATTGACAACTGGAACACCATATTTAGATCAAGTAATTTTTGATGAAGCGGAATTTTTAAAATTTAAGAACTTTATTTCTAATATTTATGTGAAGGATACTCCTAATGGATAAAACAAAATTAAATCGGTTTATTTCTAAATATTACTTAAATGGTATGGTTGAGAGTGTAGTGTGGAAGAGCACAGACGATCTCTCAGTTAAATTTGTTGATGACACCAAAAGTTTGGTCGGAGAAGTTGTTTGTAGTAATGCAGCCTTTCCAGAAAGTGACTTCGGAGTAAATCAAACTTCAAAACTAAGATCCCTATTGGGAGTTTTGGGTGACAAAATTGAAATTGATGTAAATACTAAAGGTGGTGTTGCATCGTCTCTAAATATAGCTGATTCAAATGTTGAGGTTAACTATATGTTATCTGATATTTCAATTATACCAAAAGTTCCAGTTTTAAAATCACTTCCGCCCTGGAATCTAACTTTGAACGCAGAGGAAAAATTTATTGAAAATTTCGTAAAATCATGCAATGCTTTGAATGATGTGAAAGAATTCGCTGTAATTGCAAAAAACGAAAAGGTAGCCTTTGTGGTGGGACATTCAAATATTAATACAACTAAAGTATCTGTTACTATAGAACCGAAGTTGTATGATGACATGGCGGTCACATATTTTTCTACTAGTCAGCTAAAGGAAATTTTGACCGCTAATAAAGAAGCAAAAGTAGGTAAGATTGAAGTTAGCGACAAGGGACTCATGAGAGTTACTTTTGTAGTAGATGACTTCAAATCAACATATTATTTAGTATCAAAACAAGAAGTTAACGCATAGGAACAGTATGAATAATTCACATGGAATTTGGGCAGAGAAATACAGACCAACATCGTTGGGGACGTATATTGGTAATGATGATATAAAATATAAAGTAGAAAATATGATATTACACAATGATGTATCTCATTTGCTTTTGTATGGAAGTCCAGGAACTGGAAAGACATCATTGGCTAAAATAATTGCTAAGAATACCGATTGTGAATATTTGTATTTGAATCTATCCGATACTAACGGAATTGATACTGTCAGGGATGTAATCAAAGAATTCGCTAGCTCTGTCTCATTTAGCACCTATAAGTTAATTATCTGTGATGAGTTTGACGGAGCTACGCCGAATGCTCAGTCTGCTCTTAGAAATATAATGGAAACATACTCAAAAAATACCAGATTTATTTTAACATGTAATTATGTTGAAAGAGTTATAGAACCCATTCAGAGTAGATGTCAAGTATTTAATGTTAGACCCCCCTCAAAAAAAGAAGTAGCAGAAAAACTTGTATCTATTTTGGAAGCAGAATCTGTAAAATATGAAATACCAGATGTTGCCACTATAGTAGAGAGTTGCTATCCAGACATACGGAAGTGTATAAATTACACTCAACGGCAAGTTATGAATGGAACTCTTAATTTAGACAAACAGAGTTTAATCAATCAAGATTATAAGCTGAAAATGCTTGAATACTTAAAGACTGGAACTAAACCAGAGGCATTTAAAGGTATCCGACAACTATTGGCTAATAATCAGGTGAAAGATTTTTCCGATATGTATAGAACATTGTATGATAATGTTGATTCATATGCTACTGGAAAAGTTGCTACTGTTATTCTATTAATAGCTGAATATCAGTATATGGATAGTTTAGTAGTAGATAAAGAGATCAACGCTATGGCTCTCATAATAAAAATATTAGGAGAAATTAAAAAATGATGGAAACATTGATGCATACGATAGGAGTATGCCCGGATAGAATGAGTCATATAGATTTAATTGATGTATTTACAATATTTGGTTTTGTTGTTGCTTCTACTTGGTTATTTTTAAAATCGTATATAAGTATAGTATTTGAATTCATCAAATCAAAGTTCAAAAAATAAGGAATATAAAATGAAAAATAAAATACCAGAACCACAGATAAATTTGGATGTGGCATCCCTTCCAACAATGACTTGTATTCGTTGTGGAAATTTTACTTTTAACTCATCTTTCGTTATAAAGAAAATTTCGGCAATAATCTCTCCAACCGGAAAAGAAACTGCTGCTCCTATTCAGGTCTTTACATGTGTAGCATGCGGAACAATTCTCCCTCTCGGTGGTGAAGAAAGTCTTGACTTTATATCTGATCTAAAAAGTCAGCAACCAGCGCAAGAAGAACACGAACCACCAATTTTAAAACTGTATAAAGATTAATTTAGAGAATAGCATGCCAATTTTTGATTATAAGTGTGAAAAGTGCTTTCATAAAGAAGAAAAACTGTTTAAGACACATGCTGCCGTATTGAAAGAATATAGATGCAGTAAATGTGATGGATTTATGCTTCAACAAATTCCACGATCAAGTTTTGAGCTGAGAGGAAATGGATGGTATAAAGATGGGTACTCTACCAAGAGTACCCCTCCCCCACCCGTGGAGAGTGATTAATGGCACAAAAAACAATTTTTGATCACTTAAAGCAGCTCACGGAACATAATAATAATTTGTATTATGATAATTTGTCCGGCGATGATAAAAAAACATATAATACTTATATGATAACTAGATTTTTGTCTATGAATGAAAATTGGATAGATTTCGTGAATTATATTCAACGGTTTTCATATTTATTATCGCCTTCTAATTTTCATAAGATGTACAACGATATATTACCAAAGCAAAAAATATTTCTAAAGTATATAAAATCTACACATGAAAAGAAATATAATAAAAGTGTAATTGAAATATTAAAAAAACATTACGAATTAAGCGAGTCACAGTGTGAGGAATATTACGACATATTCGTTAGTTCGCCTCAGTCAACTAAAGAATTGCTTTCTTTAGTAAAATCATATGGAGCTCAATCGGAAGATTACAAAAAGATTGAAAAAGACATTTTAAAAGGAGTGTAATATTATGGAATATAATGTCTTTGAAAAACAAAAGAAAAAAATAAGTAAGTTATTGAATAAGCTATACTCAATACAATCACATTTGCAAGTTTTAGGTAAGGTTGAAGAATCTCAACAAATATATAATTCATTTACATACGAAGTTATTCAAGCGAATACACGATTGTTAACAAGAGAAGGATTCACATTATCATCGGATGATATGAAATATTTTAATAGTATGTGGTCTTATTTAAAAGAGCATTATCCAAATTTATAAAGGAATTTTATGGCAAAAGTAAGTTATAGTCAGTATTCAGTATGGAAATCTTGTCCGCATAGATGGAAACTTGCTTATAAGGACGGGTTGTCTGAGTTTAGCGACAGTATACATACGCTATTTGGAACGGCAGTGCATTATGTATTACAAGAGTATCTTAAAGTTATGTATAACGTCAGCATAGTAGAAGCTGATAAATTGGACTTGTCTAATATGCTTTTAACAAAGATGAAAGAATTGTATGTTGAGAGCAAAAAAGACGAAGGTTTTAGTGAATATACTAGCAAAGAACAAATGGGCGAATTTTTTGAAGATGGTTTAAAAATAATTGAATTTTTCAAAAAAAATAGATCAGACTACTTCTCAAAAAAAGGGTATTCGCTGCTTGGAGTAGAAATTCCTCTTGAAATAAATATAACTGATAATATTAAATTTGTTGGATTTCTTGATGTGGTCATAAAAGACGAAATTTCCGGTGATATTTATATACATGATTTTAAAACATCTACTATGGGATGGAATGATCATGTAAAAAAGGATGAAGGAAAAACTTCTCAATTATTACTATACAAAAATTATTATTCTCAGCAATATAATGTTCCAGTTGACAAGATACACGTACAGTTTATAATATTGAAACGTAAACTTTATGAAAATACCACATTTCCACAAAAAAGATTTCAAAAGTTTGTGCCGGCTTCTGGCAAAGTTACGATGAAAAAAGTTATTGATAATTTTAATACTTTTATTAATGAATGTTATGACAATGATGGAAACTTTAAAGACACCGAACATAAGAAAAATCCATCAAAAAAGAATTGTCAATTTTGCGAGTTCGCATCCAACCATTCTCTTTGTGATAAGGTGGCATGAACGAACTGAAGAAACTATCCTGCGGAATAAATTTGTCTACAATACTTGGAAAATCATATGAAAAAAATATAATTGATTTGATATCAATGATATGTGAAGATGCTATGACATTAAATGTGCGGCATATACACTTTGTGTTTTATCATGACAAATCTTCTGTTGATATTGATCTTGTCTCTTTTATGAGTCAATTAAATAAATGGAATAAATTTATTAAACTATGTGATATGACCGATTACAATTATAAAATAATATGGTTTTCCATTCTAACTAAAGATGAATTTCATTCCAGTTCAATAGGACGGACATATTATATACTAGATGATGTGTGTGAGTCATCGTTAACTTCCGCTCTTTTAAATTATTACACAAAAGTAAAACTACAATCTAAACTATTAAAAAATGGAAAATGATGAAAAAGTATGTTATTGGAGTTTTAGTATCTCAAGAATACAAAGACTTTTTAAAAATAAAAGAAACCATTTTTAATGCTAAAAAACAATTAAACGGATCTGTAGAAATTTGTCAAATTACTGAAAATAATATGTATCCACAAGTAAAAAAATTTGTTAATAGCATTGACATTCTTTATACCGATGTGCTAAGATATGACGAAGAGTTTAACATAAACTCGCATGATCAAAATGAGTATAAATTTTCTAAAAAATACCATCCAAAATACTTTCATATGAGAAACAGCAATTTTGTCTCGTATTGTGACGGAATTTTCGCTTTTACAACTAACACCGTAAATAAAAAAAGTGCAATTTATAACATTTTAAAATTGGCTGTGTCTAAAAAAATAAATTTAAAGATTTTCAAATGATATTTATTAGAACAAAATTAAAAACAATTTAAGGAAATAAAAATGTTACGAAACGGCTATCCTTGGAAACCAAAAACCGAGCGAAAAAAAATATTATTACTATCAGATGATGCTAGGTTGCCATCTGGAGTGGGTACTGTAAGTAGAGAACTTATTTTTGGAACTTGCCATCATTTCAACTTTGTTCAATTGGGGGCTGCATTAAATCATCCCGAATCCGGACGAAAAATTGACTTGAGTGAGGCTATAACAAAAGAACTCGGTGTAGAAGATGCAAGTGTATTTATATATCCATATTCTGGTTACGGCGATGAAAACATATTAAGATATTTATTAAGTGAAGAAAAACCTGACGCAATTGTACACTTTACCGATCCTAGACAATGGATTTGGTTGTATCAAATGGAAAGTGAAATACGGGAAACAACGCCAATATTTTATCTGTCAATTTGGGATGATCTTCCATATCCAATGTGGAATGCTCCATACTATGCATCATCAGATTTAATAATGTCAATTTCAAAGCAATCTTATGGAATCCACTGCAAAGTCTTAGAACAAGCTGGTGGTGAAGTTATTAAAAAGTAAATTACGGAGAATTTATGAAAAAAAGTTACACACCTTCCCCAGTTACAGTCACTTATGTTCCACATGGAATCAATGAAGATATTTTTTATCCAATACGAGTTACGGATAAGACTATATCATTACTACAAACTCAAAAAAACGATGCCGGTGAAGATATAAATGTAGAAATTGTAAAAAAAGATTCTGAATTAATTGAAGAACTAAAATTGAAATTATTTGGAAATGATATTCCAGAATTTGTAGTTTTATATGTCAATCGTAATATTAGAAGAAAACTTCCTGGAGATGTAGTATTGGCATATAAAGAATTTTGTGATAAATTATCGCCAGAGCAGTCAAAAAAATGTGCGTTAGTAATGCACACTCAACCAGTGGATGAGAGTGGAACAGATTTATTTGCTGTAGTCAATGCTCTTTGCCCCTACCGTGTAGTGTTTAGCACCGATAGATTAGATCCAAAATTTATGAACCTTGTATTTAATTTTTCTGATGTTGTTATTAATTTAGCAAGCAATGAAGGATTTGGACTCGGTACTTGTGAAGGTATGATGGCTGGAGTTCCTATTATTGTAAATGTAACTGGTGGATTGCAAGATCAGTGTGGATTTAAGTTAAATGGAAAATATCTTACTACCGAAGACTATCTTGAAATTCAAACTTTGCATGATAGAGATATTTGGGAAAATAATCCAGATTTAACTTGGGGTGAATGGGCATTTCCAGTATGGCCCAGCAATCGTAGTTTACAAGGGTCTCCATTAACTCCATATATTTTTGATGATAGACCTTCTTATAAAGAAGCTGCTCAGAAAATATTTGAAGTATACGAACTTGATAAAGAAGAGCGTCAAAGGCGTGGATTACTTGCAAGAGAATTTTGTTTAGATAAAGAAATTGGTATGTCTGCTAATGAGATGTGTCGTAGGTTTATCAATGATATTGATTCTTGTTTGAGTTCGTGGAAACCAAGACCAAAATTTGGCTTATATAAACGTTAAAAAGTTGTTGATTAACAATAAATTTTAATATTTATTTACATGAATGAATTGCCAATAAAATTTAACAAAACATTAAATCCTAAATTATGGGAGAATCATAATTTAAAGCCCGAAGTTAGTAAAGCACTTTTAAAGATTGCAAATGAATTTGTAAACTTTTTAAAAGTAGATGTTACACCAGTAGATATTGTTTTATTGGGAAGTAATACGAATTACAACTATACTGAATATAGTGATATTGATGTACACATCATATTAAATTATGAAGAGGTTGGCAATGATTTTGATTTGGTAAAAGAATATTTCAACTCAAAAAAATATATTTGGAATATGGAGCACGATATTCTAATAAAAGGATATGAAGTTGAGCTGTATGTTCAGGATGTGGATGAAGAAAATGCAAGCACATCTATCTATTCTCTGTTGAACAGAAAATGGATTAAAACTCCTAAAATGGATAAACAGTCAATAGATAAACACGAGGTTATGACAAAGTCTTCCGATTTTATTCAACGGATTGAGATGTCTAAAGGAGATTTAGAATCTTTAAACGATTTGAAAGATAAAATAAAAAAGATGCGTAAAAGTGGACTTAGCAAATCTGGAGAATATAGCATTGAAAATCTAGTATTTAAAACACTTAGAAATGGTGGATATATTAAAAAATTGATGGGCTATGCTAAGGAAATTTACGATAAAAAGTTGTCTTTAAAAGAATTGAATTAGTTTTAATAAATAATAATCAAGAGGTTATAATGAGTAAACCGTTACTGGTACTATCAGCACCTATAACTACGAGGTCAGGCTATGGGGAACACTCACGTGATGTGTTCGCGTCTCTATTGGACATGAATAAATTTGACATTTTAATACTTAGCCAACGATGGGG